TGCTACTCCAGATTACCCAGGAAAACCAAAGAAAAAACCAAAAACAATATCAAGAATGGAGTTACTACGCAGAGGTCCGTATGATGAGAGGGGTAATCCACTGTATAGGCACGGTCGAGGAATGGAAAATCCTTATTACGGGCTTGGAATGGGAGATCCTTTAGGCTTTGAGGATATTAAAAAGGGCGGTAGAATTAAAAAGAGAAAAAATACAATAAAGAAAAACTACTCACGGGGCGGAGGAGTAAGAGCCGCTAAGTACTAGAATGGCTAGAAAGTTCGAGAAACCTAACATACCCCCAGACTCTTGTGATCATATAGATAGGATGATCGAACTGCTAGAAAATATTTCAACAGAGGATAATGAAGAGATCCGTACAGGATATACAAATATAGTAAAAGAAGAGCTAGAACTCGTTAGAACTATAAATTCACAGTTAAGAGAAGCTAGTAAATTTTGGCATGATAAATACAATAGAAGGGGATAGTAATGAGTTGCCAGGAATGTAAATGTGAAAATTGCAAGTGCGATCCTTGTAAATGCCCTAAAAAAGAAGAATGCCGTACAAACGTGTAGGCAAGGTCATTTATAGTAAAAATTCTAAAGGAAAGTGGATAAAAAAAGCCACGGCTAAAACTGTAGAAAATGCTAAAAAAATGATAAAACGGTTGAGAATGATTAAATATGCTAAAAAGAACAAGTAAATTGCAGCAAGAAAAAAACCGTATCGCTAGAACTACAGGTAAACCTGAATTAGTTGAAGGACTTAATAATATACGAGATCTAGACCATCTATCCGGTATAGTAATTACAAACCCTAAAACATACGCCAACGGGGGCGGTACGAGGCTAGTAAGAAGTTAATGAGTTTACCAGCTAAAAAAGAGTACACAGAGAAACAGGTCAAGTTTCTAAATATTCTCATGTCCAACGGAGGACAGGTTCTAGCAGCGATGGACGAGGCTGGTTACAAGCCGAGTTCACGGTCCTGGCTCGTGCGTACCTTAAAGGACGAGATCATAGATCGTACCAAGTCCATGCTCGCTTCTTCCAGTGTAAAGGCTGCTAACCGCCTGATGGAAGGTTTGGATATGAACGGGGATATTCGGTCTAGCCATATGGAAATACGCTTAAAAGCGGCGAATGAAATTCTAGACCGTGTAGGTATAGGTAAGAAGCAGGATATCGCTATTCAAGCGGAGGTTATTCATGGGGTGGTTATGCTTCCTGCTAAGAAGCAGATGAAGGATATAACACCGGATGGCTGATACAACAACAAAAAGAATAAAAGAACGTAATAAATCGTTACATCGTATTATTACTGATGTTCTTATGAGTACACCAGAGTTTGTGAATAACCCTGATGGTGCAGAAAAAATTGCTGTAAAGTACTTAAAAGAACTGTGGCTACCACTTGTTAGAGTAGGGGTTAGGAGAAAAGACGAACCTTATCAAGACTATTTAACTAGAAAGGCTAACGTAAAAAATTTCGGCAGGGAAATCGCTGAAGATTTTGGCGAACAGTTTGGATTATCTGAAAAATCTACGAAAAGAATATACGGTATAATAGCAGGTGCTGCTAAACTAGCCAGGGATAAAGAAATAGAAATTCCTACTACACGACTGGTAGATCGGGGTGGAGTTACAGTAGATGCAGGGGGGCATGTAAATACTGCAGATAATATATACAGATCTAATATTTCTGGTAAAATTGAAGATCCTTTTGGTATAAAAGGATCGGCTATTAGAGGAGAGGTAGAAACAAGTTTAAGAAACGGAACTCTTTCTTTAGACCAAGCTCGTATCGGGGCAGAAGCTCCTCTTTTTGGAGGCACCCTTTCTGGAGAGGTGCGTGGTAACCTGGATGAACAACGAGCAAGATTAGGATATACTTTACCACTAAGTAAAGGTGGAAAAGTGACAAAAAAAAGAAAGAAAAGCAAAAATAAAAAATATGCAAAGGGCTGTTCAGTAAGGACTGCTAAATACTAATGGCTAGACCCAAACTAGCAGAGGGAGAAAAGGGCAACTACCGCTTATCTACAAAAGAATACCTCCGAAGAGAGGCTAGAAAAAAGGTTTCAGCGAAGGAAAAGCGGTTAAAACAGCAGAAAAAGCGGGTAGAAAAGCTCTCTGCTGGTACTAAAAGTGCTAAACAAGCCCTGAACATTCTAGAAAAGGGCGGGGTAGCTACGGAAGAACTACTAGATCAAGTACCTAAAGCGGTAAAAGATGCTATAAAAGAGGGAACGGAAGTAGTTTTTAAGCCTAATCCGGGGCCTCAGGATGATTTTCTAGCAGCCCCTGAAAAGGAAGTTCTGTACGGAGGAGCAGCAGGAGGAGGTAAATCATATGCAATGTTGGTTGATCTTCTTAGGTTCGCTGCTAATGGCAATCACCGTGCTTTACTACTCAGGCGTACTCTGGGCGAACTGACCGAGCTTATAGACCAGTCTAGAAAGATCTACCCGAAAGCCTTTCCAGGCGCTAAGTTCAAAGAATCTAAATCTACTTGGTCGTTTCCTTCCGGGGCTACAGCTACTTTCTCCTATGTAGATAAAGATTCGGACGTTACGAGATACCAGGGGCAGAGTTTCACCTGGATAGGTATAGATGAACTCGGTCATTATCCCTCTCCGTATGTATGGAACTATCTCAGATCGAGGCTTAGAACTACAGATCCAGAGATAGAAACTTACATGAGAGCGAGTGCTAACCCTGGAGGAATGGGCGGTTGGTGGATAAAGAAGATGTTCATCGACCCTGCGATACCAAATGAACCCTTTTGGGCTACCGATATAGATACTGGTAAAACTTTAAAATACGGACCTTCTCACTCTAGAGCAAATGAACCTTTGTTCCAGCGGAAGTTCATTCCTGCTAGATTGACAGATAATCCGTACTTGATGCACTCGGGAGAGTACGAAGCGATGTTGCTCTCTCTTCCCGAGGTAGAACGGAGAAGGTTACTAGAAGGTGATTGGGACGTAGCAGAGGGTGCTGCTTTCTCTGAGTTCGATAGATCTCTACACGTTGTAGAACCTTTTGAAGTACCTACGAACTGGCCGAGAATAAGAGCAGCGGATTATGGATTCAGTTCTCCCTCTTGTGTTCTCTGGGCAGCGATAGATTGGGACAGTAATATTTGGGTCTATCGGGAATTGTACAAGAAAGGTCTGACCGGAGAGGATCTAGCAGATCTGATTGTACAGCTAGAAGCTCAAGATCCTCCGATGCAGATATCTGTGCTAGATAAATCTTGCTGGTCTAGAACGGGTCTAGGACCGAGTATAGCAGAAACGATGATGAATCGGGGAGTTAGGTGGGTTCCTTCAGATTCAAATAGAATGGCGGGTAAGATCGAAGTACATCGTAGATTAAAAATGGACGATCTAACCGGACAGCCCAGGCTAAGAGTAGTTTCTACCTGTACGAACTTGATAAGAACTTTACCTACCTTACCTCTGTCAAAGACTAACTCGGAGGATGTAGATACGAAAGCGGAGGATCATGCGTATGATGCTCTTAGATACATGGTGATGATGCGGAGATTGAACTATAACCTCGAAAGCTTCTCTCGTAGGATAAAAGATAAACCTATGGAAATGGCAGATGCAGTGTTTGGATATTAAATGTCAAAATGGGATGATATACAGAATCGAATAGAAGTTATCAAAAAAACTTTCGATAAAAAAACAGCAAGAGAGTTAATTAATAAACTTTACGGGCCGGATGTTCGTCGGAAAGCGCAGCAGGCTGACAGGTACGAAAGAACTAAAAGAATACAGAAACAAGAAGAAGAAAAAGCAGTTCAAGAACGTAAATTACAGACTAAAAAAACACCTACAGATGTAGAGATATTCGGTCCTGACGTTATAGATGAATTAGAAGGAGTTCTTGAAGAGATACGAGCTTCGGTAGATGTATATCCCGGGCGACAACCCGGTGAAACAGGCGATGTATTTCAACATCTACGAGAGCTTAAACCGTTTCATTCTGAAAAGCCCCAGGAAGTAAGTCTTGAAAAGTATCCTAAATTACAAAAATTATTTAAAAGTTTTATACATCAAATGGTACTAGAAGGTAGGGGGAAACAGCCCTATGAACCTAGCCATTTAACTTTATTTTCACAAGGTATGACTGACTTTTATAAGGAAAATAAAGAGCTAGCAACAGAGGGTGTTTTCGATGTAAATTTAATAAGTGAATTAGGTTTTGGTCGTAGCGCAAATCAAATTAAGGAATTTTTAAAAAGTAAAGGAGTTGTTGGACAAAGGAAATTTTCTAGAGATCTAAGAGAAGTATTTCACTATTTTACAGGATCGTTTGTAGATCCAAAGTTAACTCCTATATCTGCAATCCACAAGGGAAGAAATTTACAGATACATGATATTTTAAAATCTATACCATTTTTATCGCCTTTGCAAAATAACAGATTTATTGTAAAGCTTTTATATGATGAAACTGATAAAGCTGTAAAATTAGCTGACGCTTCTGAGATCGTACCTATTTATGAACAGTATATGGAGCTTAGACCTTCTAAAGCTAGACCTTTATCACAACAGATGCGTAAATTAGGGGCTGTTCGCTCGATGCTCGATGTACGACAACAAGAACTTACAGAGCAAGATCGTGCTATTGATTTTTTAGAGCATCAACTTAGTCAAGAAAATAAACCCAAGCATCTTAGAGAGGAACCGTATCCTAAACAGAAATTATTTACTGAAGAACAGCCTCAACTAACGGATGAAGAATTAGAAGAGCAGGAAGGGCCAGACCAACAGTTAGATCTATTTGAACAGCCTTTAAAATTACCTAAAAGAGGCAGGCCTGAAGAACAAAAACGATTAGATAAGGAAGAGAAACCAAAAGATAGGAAACCTCCAAAAGGATTAGGAGGAAAAGGATTTTTCATACTTCCCCGAGAAATTCTAGATCTAATACCGGGAATGGGGCCGGTAGATCCAAAAGGACAGCCAGTAGCATCACTGGATAAACAGATGAAAAAATTAACAGGATAAAGGAGTTTAAAATGCCATACGGTTATAAATACCCAGGAATGAAAGAAATTACGGCTAAAGTCAAGCAGGGTGATCTGAGCGATGTACCCAGTGGAAATTTGTATCGTACTAAGCTAGAAAAGAAGCTTCTAGCCGAGCCGGATCAGAATCAATTTGCTGATCATTCAAATTCTAAACCTGCTAACAGGCATGTAGACGGTTCGATTGATCGTTTGCATGGAGACTTTTCACTTCAGAGGGACTTTTCGTAAAATAAGGAACTGGGCATATGCCACCTGATGATATAGAACTAGACCAGCCTATCGAACTAGATCCCGATGAGGTATCGAATCTTGCTGGAGTTATAAAAGGCAAGTTTACCGATGCTGAAGAAGGTAAACGGGCAGATGAACTACGCTGGTTAACTGCGTATAAAAACTATCGGGGAATAACCGATTCATCTACTCAGTACAAAGCTTCTGAGAAGTCAAAGGTATTTTTAAAGATCACAAAAGTAAAAGTACTCGCTGCTTATGGGCAGTTGACTGATATTCTCTTTGCTAATAAGAAGTTTCCTATAACTATAGAACCTACTCCTGTACCAGAGGGAGTTGCTGAGTTTGCTCATTTAAATATGCAACCCCAGCAGCAACCTGCAGGGCCGGAAGGTTTTCCCGGGGATGGTAAAGAACTGTTGCCAGGAGCTACAGAAGCTACCTTAATGACGGGGCAAGCAGACAATCCTATGTTAGCTGGATTAACAGCTAAGTTCGGACAGTCTGATAATCTAGTCCCAGGGCCGGGGTACATGGGAGAACCACAGATCAAACCAGCAGCCCAGACCGCTAGGCAGATGGAAAAGGTTATCATGGATCAACTTCTAGATACCTCCGCTGTGAATGTTCTACGCCATGCTATTTTTGAGTGTTCTCTACTCGGCACGGGTATCGTAAAAGGACCGTTTAACTACGGTAAGAAGGTACACCGTTGGCGAGGTCAGGGGCAGAATAAGCAGTACGATCCTTACGAAAAGACAGTACCTCGAATAGAAGCGGTAAGTTGTTGGGATTTCTATCCCGATCCGAGTGCTACGAGTATCGAAGATTGTGAGTACGTTATTCAACGGCACCGGATGAATCGAGAACAGATTCGTGATCTTATCAATAGGCCCTACTTTGATAGAGAACGGCTAGAACTATGTCTAGAACAGGGGCCTAATTACGAAGAACGGCACTTTGAACCTACTATTCGTTCTGATAATGATCCGATGAATGACAGCAATCGGTTCGAGCTTTTAGAATACTGGGGAATTTTAGATTCTACTTTAGCGGAGGAAGCGGGTATAGAACTGCCAGCAGATGTATCTACTATGTCCTCTGTACAGGTAAATGTATGGGTCTGCTCTGGTATGGTAGTTCGGGCGGTTATAAACCCCTTCACTCCGATGCGTATTCCCTATCAGGCATTTCCTTACGAATTGAACCCCTACCAATTCTTTGGCGTAGGCGTAGCGGAGAATATGGAAGATGCCCAATTGCTTATGAACGGTCATATGAGAATGGGCATTGACAATCTAGCACTCGCTGGAAACTTAGTGTTCGATGTAGATGAAGCACAACTCGTGCCAGGACAGTCTATGGAAGTTTATCCGGGTAAGATCTTCAGAAGGCAAACTGGCGTAACAGGCACCGCCATAAATGGTTTAAAATTTCCCAATACGGCACCCGAAAATTTACAGATGTATCAAGTAGCTCGTCAATTGGCAGATGAGGAAACTGGTATTCCGAGTATCGTACACGGGCAGACAGGTGTGACAGGCACGGGTAGAACAGCGTCCGGTTTGTCTATGCTTTTAGGTTCGGCGGGTCTATCTATTAAAACTGTGATTAAAAATATTGATGATTACCTGCTAAAACCGATGGGAGAAGCGTACTTCCAGTGGAATATGCAATTTAATGATTTAGATGTAGAGATCGTAGGCGACCTAGAGATCAAGCCCAAAGGAGTAGCGGCTGTGATGCAGAAGGAAGTGCGATCACAACGTCTTACTATGTTACTACAAACGGTAACTAACCCAACCCTAGCACCATTTATTAAAATTCCAAACTTAATCCGAGAGATAGCTGTGTCGCAAGATATAGATCCAGACGAGCTTGTAAATGATCCTAACGAAGCGGCTATCTTTGCAGATATACTGAAAGGAATGACAAATGAACAAGGAACAGGCCAAACTCCTCCTTCCCCTGGTCAACAACCGGGAGGCATGGGCGGGGCTGGAGGAGTACCTCCAGGGGCTAACCCAGCGGATGCAACAGCAACTGGTGGTGGAACCGTTGGAGTTGGAACTGCGCCGACTCCAGGGGAAGCTGGCTTTGCTGCAAATACTGGTCAAACTCAAGAAGTCGGTTAACGATACAATAGAGGTAGAAAAGAATGGCAACGATTTTTGATCCCCAGAATTTTAGTACTGATTTTCTAATAAATTCTGTAAATACTTACAATAATCTTACGGATGAGAACCGCTCTCAATATACAGATATGACCAGCTTTGTACCTTTACAAACAGACTCTGCTAATTTTAGTACTACGATGAAAGATCCTGGGTTTGTAAAGTATATGACCGCTCCGATAGCTGAAAAAGCCAAAGGGCCTACTGTAACAGTACAAGGAGGACAAAGTACTGCAAAAACACCCAGCGCGGAAGAAATTCTAGCTAGAATGGAAGCGGGACAACCTATGTTCTACGAGGGGGAAGATCTGCCAACCTATGATCCGAAATCCGGTATGTCACCTGGGCAATTTTGGAGTCAGTATCCTCCACTTACTTATGCGGGACAGGGATTAAAAGGTACGATCTACGGACTTTCAGATTCACAGCAAAAAGAAGTAGAGGAAGCTCCGAATGTACAAGCTACTGCTACTCCTTCCGATGAAGGACCGTTGTTCCAGCCGGGGGGGCATCCGGGTCCATCTGGATATCACTCAGATATTAGTAGTGCTAGTTATCCAGACTTTCAATCTATGGTAGCGGCTATAGAGCGTTCAATCGATACAGGGTTTTTTGGAATACCACAAATGGAATCATATGCACAGCATTATGCTGCTGCAAAAGCTCAAGGAAAATCAGATGCTCAAGCGTCAAATGAAGCAGGAACACAGATAGGTATAGAAGCATTTAGTGATCCTAAATCTGGGCTTTCGCATTATGGAATATATGGGGGCAATACTGACGGTGGTGGTGATGGTGATGGTAGTTCGGCTGCTCCTACGCCTACTGGTGCAGCCGCTCATGGTGCCCAATCTGCAGGAATGGCAGGAATGGCTGCATCAGCAGCAGCAGCAGCAGCAGCAGCGGCAGCATCATCAGCCCCTGGAGGAGCAGGACATGGAGAGGGTCATGGATAAGGTGGAAAAGTTCACAGTTTCACCAATAATTAAAATATAAAATAAATCGAATAGGAAATAGCAGTGCCAAATTTAACAAAACAAATGAATACCCTACAATCAGGCGGTAAGATAACTGTAGAATCCCCCGATGAAAATGCAAGACAAATAATCCAAAACATGCAAGCTAGGCAAGGGTCGAATGTAAAGATAGTACGAAGTAAGAAGGGCCATTTTCTCGGGGCGGTAGATCTAAACGATACTAATCAGCATTATATTAGTAACATGGACCAGTTCGACACCGCTTTGGGTATTATTAAACCTTACGAACAGGCTATGGCTAGTGACCCCCGGCAAGCGGCGCAGTTAGGCCGAAAGAGAAATTGGAAGAACAGGTCTGCTATTTTAAACTCTGTGTATCTATCACAATACCCCGTTACTCCAGAACCGGAGTCGGATGATCGAAGAACTATAGAACTTCTTAGACAACAGAGGCAGGGAGAAAACAGAGATTTTGAACAGGGACCATCTAGAACTCGCACGGAAAATTATTTGACTTCTATGGGAGATGCAAGCGGACAGATGCCTTTAGCAAAAGGAGATCCTGTAACTTCTATGGGAACTCCTAGAGGAAAAACGCCTTTAGCAAAAGGAGATCCTGTAACTTCTATGGGAACTCCTAGAGGAAAAACGCCTTTAGCAAAAGGAGATCCTGTAACTTCTATGGGAACTCCTAGAGGACAGATGCCTTTAGCATATAAAACAGATCCCGTAGGACATGGATCTAGAAAATTGTCGGTCTATGAACCGTATGATGCCCGTGCTATTGCACCACCTGCTACACCCGATACTTTACAAAAAGCAGAAGATTTTATGCGAGAAAGACTTAAAACAGACCCGGGATGGACTCCTCCACCTAGATCTGATGCTGGACCCACTCCTATCAATAGGGGGGAACCATATGTAAGACTTGAAGATCCTACGCAAGAAGTTGCAATTGAAGAATTAAGTGATCCTAGGGTAAAGTTAGATTTACAAGAAGGTGTAAGAACATTGGGAGATACACCCATGTTTGTACCTAATGAAAAAGAAAAAAATTTACTGGAGTATCATAGAGACAATTTATTTAATAATAAATTTTTACAGAATGAAGATGGTACTATTACAACTTTGTATAGTATAACATTTGAAGCACAGGATGGTAGAACATATATGATTCCTGGGTACGATTCAGAGTCTAAAACGATTTTAAGTTTTAATGATGCTTTAGAACGTGCTAAAAAAATTGGACTAGATAATTTTCCATCCTATGAAAGTAGAGATAAAGCAAGACAAGCAGAAATAGAATTACATAAAATCATAGATCTAGATATGATACAGTTTGAACGTAGTGCAGAAAGAGATATGCAAGCAGGAGGACAAGTCCCTCAAATAAATCAATCGGGATTTATTCAAGGTCCAGGCTCTCCAGTAAGTGATAGTATTCCAATGAAAGCAGAACCAGGGTCTTTCATTGTAAACGCCCCGGCTACACAGATGATAGGCCAGAATAAACTAAATGCAATGACTAACAATACTAGCACGGCTAAAAATACAAAATCTTCTGTAGACCCACAGGGAATAAATGTATCAAACGGTGAATTTAAAGTATCTAAACCAGATGCGGAAAGGATAGGGTATGATAACCTTAATCGTATTAATGATGCTGGCAAGCCCTTTGTAGAACAGCTTGATAAGCGGGGATATGCAGAAGGGGGTGCGGTAGAAGAGTATTTTGAGACTACTGTAAGACCTGAAGAATTTAGTGAATCTGAAAAAGATGATCCAAAAAAATATGATGAAGAAAATAAGGAATATATAGCTTACGAAGATACTAGAGGATTTATAACTTTTGGCCCTGGTGTTAGAGATTATAAAAATGCTAAAGTAGGAGATAGAAAAAGTATACAAGAAGTAGATAAAGAAGCAATTAAACGCTGGAAGCAAGCTGTTAAATCCGCTAAAAAAATACTAGGTTCAGATACTCATAATGCTGTACTACCTATTGCTGAAATGGTATATCAAATGGGCGAAGGTAAAGACCCCATAGGCAAAAAAGATCAGCCAAATTATAAAAAAGGTACAGGAGTTCGTGGTTTTAAAAATATGTTAGCAGCTATAGCTGTAGGAGATAGTGAAAAAGCATATGAGGAAGCTTTAGATTCTAAGTGGCATGAGCAAACTAAAGAAAGAGCAGAAAGAGTAGCAGAAAGATTAAAAAAATCTTTAAGGGCTGCACCTGAATATCTTTCAAATAGAGGATTTGTAGAAGAACCTACAATTAATGCCGTTCCTACTGAACCCGCCCCTGAATATCTTTCAAATAGAGGATTTGTAGAAGAACCTGTAAATTTACTAGACATTCCAGAAGATTCTTCTAAACCTAAAATAAAGAAAAGACCTTTTATAAGTTCTGGCGGATCTGATGTATATCCACCTACGGATATTACACTACCCCCAGATGCACAAGATGTAGAAGAATATAATAAGTTTAAGGAAACATTTTATAATTAGGACGGCCACCTGCTAAATAGCGGCCCCGTCCTCAACAACCCTGCAGAGGCTACCCAGCAAAGCTGGCCCCAAAGGAGGTAACTATGACTGACAATATTACCGAAGTAGAAGAAAGTGAAGTTAACGAGCCTACCCCATACCAGGGGGAATACAAAAGGCACTTAGACGATCCAGACCCTGAATCTGAGGACACCTCTGTACAAGAGGCCACTCCTCAACAAGAAGGGTTTTTAGACCAGAAAAGTAAGCCGGATCACGACTATAAAAAAAGATACGATGATTTAAAATCTCATTACGATAGAAAGTTAAATGAGTGGAAGCAAGAACAGGAAACTTTAACTGCACAACTAAAGGCAAATAGTCCTGAAAATGTACAAGTGTCTAAGACTGCAGAGGAGTTAGAACAGTTCAAGCAAAATTATCCAGATGTCTATGATATAGTTGAAACGATCTCAATGCAGAATGCTGATTCTAGAGTTCAAAATATCGAAGAACGGCTTCAAGTTCTAAAAGAACAGGAACAAGAAGCTATACAAAGAACAGCGGAGCAGGAATTACTTTCTTTACATCCTGATTTTCCAGAATTGAAATCGGATGAAGTATTTGCGGAATGGCTAAAGGATCAGCCCGAAAGTATTGCTGATGGTGTGCTAAAAAACGGTACTGATTTTAAATGGGCCGCTCGTGTAATTGATCTTTACAAAGCTGACAGTGGTACTGTTCAGAAAAAAACTAAAGGTAGACCCTCAAAGGCTGCTGAATCTGTAACCAAGACACAGAAACGAACTGTACAAACCAAGGGAGATAAGAAAATCTGGACTATTTCTGAAATAGAAAAGATGAAACCTTGGGAGTTCGAGAAGTACGAAAAGGATATAGATCAAGCTAGGCGAGAGGGTAGACTTGAACCCTAACTAGGAGGAATAAGTTATGGCTTTTTCTGCTGCTGGTGGGTACTCTAGTCTTCCTAATGGAAACTGGGCACCTGCTATTTATAGCCAAAAAGTTCTTAAATTCTTCCGCACAGCCTCGGTTGTTGAGGATATCACAAATACCGACTATGCAGGAGAGATTGAGAATTTTGGTGATACGGTTAAAATCATCAAAGAGCCAACTATTACTGTCTCGTCCTATGCTCGTGGTTCAGTTCTAAGCCCACAAGAGTTGCAAGACGACCAGCTAACTCTGGTAGTTGACCAAGGCAATGCGTTTGCTTTTAAAGTAGATGACATTGAAGAACGTCAAAGCCACGTTAACTGGGAAGCTCTCGCAACGAGTTCTGGTGCTTATGCGCTGAAGAATGAGTTCGACACGAATGTCATTGCTGCTATGGTTTCCGGTGCGGGAACTACGGTAGGTTCTGACGGTTCGGGACAGGATGTTGGTTTCGCTTCCGGTGAAGTTGACCCAATTAATGTTCTAGCTAATCATGCTAGGCGTCTAAACTCAAACGATGTGCCAGAGGAGAATCGGTGGTTCCTGGCCCCTCCCCAATTCTGGGAGCAGGCTGCACAGACTTCCAGCAAGTTGATGGATGCTTCTGTAACTGGAGATGCTAATTCACCTTTGCGTAACGGTAAAATCTTTGCAGGTAAAATCCAAGGGTTTTCTTGCTATATGACTAACAATTTTGCCGCCTCATCGACTTCTAACTACTATAAGATTATGTCAGGCCATATGTCTGCTGTTGCTACAGCCAATCATATTGCTAAGACTGAAGTAGTTCGTGATCCTGATTCCTTTGCGGATATCGTGCGTGGATTGCATGTCTTTGGGCGTAAAGTTATTCGGTCAAAAGGTTTGATCGTTGAACACATTCTAATTGATTGAGGAGGGAATAGAAAATGGCTACTTATGATCATACAACGGGTCAAGGTACGTCTGGACATCCTTCTCGTTCTAGGGGTGTTTACGTCCTTGAAAAAACTGTAGATATTGCTGCTGTTTGTTCGGCTGGCAGTATCAGTGCGCTAACTGCTGCGGATATCATTCAGGCGATTGATATTCCGGCAGAATCGTATATTATCCATGCTGGTGTAGAAGTTATTACCGCTCTTAATGGTACTACTCCTACGCTAGACGTTGACTTTGCCGCTGGCGATGACTTTGTAGATGGTTTTGATGCTACAGGTACTGGTTATGCTGCTGCAGGTTCTAACGGTCATGTGGATTATACGGCTGTTGCTACTTTTGCCAATCGTGTCACTACTGCCGATACGATTGATATTAAAGTAAATGCAGGTGCAGATGACGTTTCAACTGGTAAGATTCGGGTATATGTAATTCTTGCAGATATCTCGGGCCTAGATGAAACTGACTCACTGCAATCAGTAACATTCTAAACTAATTGGAAGAGGGAAGGGGCTAGTTCTCTTCCTTCTTCCTTAACTTTAACTAAGGAGATATACTAATGACATCTATGACAACTGACCTAAATAATAGGTTTTTGCAGGTGCCACAGTATGCAAGCAGCTACGATTTTACTGCTGGAAATGCCCCGCTGATGACTGTCTCCGGTCTTCGTAGGACTGTAGAAGCTATTACAGATTCTACCAAGACTTTGGTTGCAGCGGATTCGGGTAAAATTTTCACTCTAGATCGTGCGGCGGGTATTACCATTACTTTACCTGCTGCTGCTGCAGGATATTTCTTTGACTTCATCGTGACTACTACCTTTACTGGAACTTGGCAGATCGACGCTGCTTCAAGTTCTGATGTACTACAAGGTGGTTGTTGGATCGTGGATAAAGATAATGTAGATAGCCATGTAGCTGTTAACGCAGGTGCTACTATTGGTTGGTCTACTCCTGCTGCTGCTGATCATCAGTTCGTTGCTGATGCAGATACCAAAGGTCGTTTCTTGGGAAGTCGCTTGACCTATTTGGCTGCGAGTGATTCCAAGTGGATCGTAGACGGTGTTGTTTTTGGCGATGGTACTTTGGCGCTTCCGTTTACCTAATACTATATAAATTTAATTATTCAATACTTGCTGTAACAGGAGTATTGTATAGATCTTTAGGAGGATACTATGAATGATTTAAGCAAAATGTTCATTGGTTTTGATCGTATGTTCGATCAGATGTTTACAACTGTAAACAAAACTACTTATCCCCCGTACAATGTAGAAATACAGGGGGATAATAAATATAAATTATCAATGGCTGTCGCAGGATTTTCATCTGATGATTTAACAATTAGCACACAAAAAAATACTCTCAGTATCTGTGCTAATAAACAAGAAAAGAAAGATTGTGATTATACATGGAAAGGAATTGCTACTAGAAATTTTCGTAAAGATTTCTGTCTAGCCCCTAACATGAATATTGTAAACGCCAAACTAAAAGATGGGTTGCTGGAAATAGACTTGGAAAAGGTTATTCCAGAAGAAGAGAAAGAAAAAATAATTACAATTAAGAAGGAGTAGAAAAATGAAATTGCTTGCTGCTATTTTACTGTCTGTATCTATCACACTCGGCTCGACTCTAGCTCTTGCTAATCCGAATAAAAGTGGTACAGTTCCTGAACAGGAGCATATGGAAATGCTCTATCCTACTGTTCTTGTGAGAGTAGGAAACGGCACAGGTTCTGGAACCGTAATTTACTCAGATCTAAATGAAAATCAGGAATATGAAAGTTACATTCTAACCAACTGGCATGTAGTTCAAAATTATGTTAAGTTAAATAAAGTTTGGAACCCTGAGCAAAAAGAACATGTTGAAACAGAAACTAGGCGTCCTGTAAATATAGACCTGTGGGAATATAATAATTTTAGCACTGCTGTAGGTACTATCGGTAGGATTGCTAATATCGTAGCTTATGATAAAGGTAGAGATTTAGCTTTATTGCAGGTAGAAGATACCGAGCGTAAAATGCCCTATGTTGCTACATTGTACCCTGAAGATAAGGATGAAGGGCCGTGGATCTTCTCTACGGTATATGCTGTAGGTGCAGGTTTAGGTAAGCCCCCTTTTCCAACTATGGGCTTATTGTCGGGGTATGGCAAAGATACGCATGGTAATGACTTGTATTTAGCAAGTAGCCCCATTATTTTTGGAAATTCAGGAGGATCTTTGTATGTATACAGTCCTCGTAGAGTCTATGAACTAATTGGTGTTCCAAGTATGGTGTCGGCGTATGGTTGGGGTTCAGTCATAACACATATGGGTTGGGCTAGGCCAATCTCTGAAATTAGAATATTTCTGAGAGATAATAATTATGGCTATATTCTTGGGGATGAACCTGAGATAGAAGAAATGGAATAATGGCTGGTACTTTACAAAGATCTGTTAGACTAGTTAATGCTGCTGTAAATTTAACCAGTACAGATTTAACTACTGTTTATACAGTACCGGCTAAAACTACATCTATAGTTCGAGAGATGTTCATAGCTAACTATGATAGTAGTGCTAGGAATTTAAATATTCAATGGACAGATACATCTGCTACTGCTACCTATAGTCTTATACACGATAAGCAAGTAGCTACGGATGATTATTTACGGCTGGACAATTTAAATGTTTTTTTAGACGCAACGGATGTTCTAAAAGCCCAGGCTGCTACTGCTGATGCTTTTTATGTGTCCGTATTTATAGAAGAATTATATACACCTATCTTGTAAGGAATAACAATGAACTATCTCACCTTATTTAACAATGTGATGAGAGAATTAAACGAACCTACTATTTCAAGTAGTGTGAGTGGACAAACAGCTTCTTTTCATGTATTTATTGGGGATACTATAAATAAAGCTATTCGGGATATCGACGCACACCAAATGGAATGGCCCTGGAATTATACATCTGCCGAGTACGCTCTTATTCAAGGTAAAGAAGTTTACAAACATCCTGTCAAACTGACTATAAGTGGAGGTTCGGGAACTTTTAGAAAACACGAGCGTATCACAGGAGGTACATCTTCTGCAGTAGGAGTTGTACAGGTTTCCGAAGCTAATTATTTGGTTGTAGAACCGGTCTCTGGAACTTTTTCAGCGGAGACTATCACAGGAGTTCTTTCAGGAGCTACTAGAACAGTAGGTTCTGTAATAAACTCTCGGCATATTGAATATGATAATATGATCTTACAACCAAGAAATGTTTTAGAAGGTGGAGAATTTGCAGTATCTACAGATTACAGTAATTACTGGACTTCTCGTGCTAGTAATCCTGCAGGTACTACTACTTCTGGTACTCCCGCTTTTAGTAATGAACACAATGGGTCTGTTGTATTAAACGATGGTACTATAGATACTCAATTGTATGATGCAGACGGTAAAACCGACATGTCAGAAGGAGAAACCTATCGAATAAATGTTCGGTTCGTGTCTGGAGATACAAGTGCTACTACAGCCACTTTAAAGGTGTACGCAGGTTCTTCTTCAGATAAAGATGCCGACCTTGCTACCTCTTTTACAACTACTAATTTAGGGTGGGGTAAAACCTACACAACTACTTTTACACCCTCTACACAAACTCCTTTTATAACCTTATCCAATGAAGCCAGTGCAAATGTGCATGTAGACTTTGTAACCGTTTCCTTAGATCAAGAAGGTAAGAAATTAGGCTTTATTACCTGGGAAGATTACAGTTCTAACCATCGTGCATATGACAATAGTAGAAATCCTGACAGGTATGGAACTCCTTCATATGTAACCAAGAGCCTAAACAATGAGATAATAGTTACTCCTGTGCCAAAAACGGGAGGATACAATTTGAAATTTGATTTCTGGGATGATCCTACCGAGTTATCTGCAGATACAGATACGCCGGATCTGCCTTCCCGATATCACGATGTTATAACCGCTCGGGTGAGGTATTATGCACACACTTTAAGGTCGGATTATCAAGCTGCTGCCTTGTGCTTACAAGAGTATGAAGATGGTGTAAAAAGAATGCGTACAGAAAATATAAATACCAATAATTATATAAGGTCGGTATAAATGCCACAAACTTCATTACAGCAACCCTTTCCCGTCTCTTGTGAAGGGGGGCTAATTAAAGATACAAGTGTTTTATCCATGCCCCCGGGATCTTGTAAAGTACTGGAGAATTTTGAACCTGCTATTACGGGTGGATATCGTAGAATAAATGGCTTTACTAAGTATGATTCTAATGAAATATCCGGTTCAGGGGCTGTTCTTGGTGTGCAGATATTAGGTTCTAGTGTGATAGCAGCCCGGGGAGCTAATTTGGTAAAGGGTACAGGTTCGGGGTGGACTGATATAGTAACAAATAGAACAGGTGCTGAAAGATATAATTTTACTAAGTACAGATGGGCCAATACGGAGAAAATAGCTGGGGCTGATGGAGATAATCAGGCTTTTATCTACGATGGTAGTACTTACACATTACTAAGTAGTACTGGAGCACCGGCTGATCCTCACACGGTAGAAGAATTTAGAAACCATCTATTTTTCACAGGAACTAATTCAGGTAATACCAGTAAAATAACCTTCTGTGCTCCTTACTCAGAAAATGATTTTACCCCTGCAAATGGTGCGGGGGAGATAGATGTAGGTGATAAAGTAGTAGGCTTAAAAGCTTTTCGTGATCAACTGTATATTTTCTGTGAAAATTCTATTTTTAGATTATCTGGAACATCTATGGCGGATTTTCAAGTTGTGCCAATTTCTAGAAATATTGGTTGTATAAATAGATTTTCAATTCAAGAAATAGCAGGAGATATTATATTCCTAGCTCCTGATGGTGTTCGTACAGTTGCTGCTACGGAAAAAATTGGTGATGTCGAACTAGGAACGATATCTAAAGCTGTACAAAGTACTTTAACATCAGCTACTAGTGCAGATATGTCATCTTTGGTAATAAGAGAAAAAACACAGTATAGACTATTTTTTCCTAATACTTCAGGTACTGCTGAACTAGCTTCCGAAGGTTTAATTGGTGTTTTAAAAAGACAAGCATCTGGAAATTTAACTTGGGAGTGGTCTGATATACGGGGTATTAAACCCTATGTTTGTACAAGTGATTTTATTGGTGATACAGAATATGTTCTACACGGGGGATATAGTGACGGATATATTTATCAACAAGAATCAGGTAATGATTTCAATGGGGCTAATATACCTGCAACATATACATCTCCCGATTTAACTTTTGGTGATCCGGGAATTAGAAAGCTTTTAAAAAGAATTAATTTAAATTATGAAGCAGAAGGAGCTATGACTTTTCAACTTGCAGCTAAATTTGATTATGAGGATACTCGGGTAATTCAACCATCAGCTATAAGTATTAGTGAAGCTGCCTTACCTTTATATGGATCTGCCACATACGGAAGTGGTTTTTATGGAGGATTTGGCACACCTATTTTACGACAATTAATGGTAGGTTCTGGATTTGCAATAGCAGTAAAAATTTCACAGGATAGTTCAACAAATAATCCCTTTGTAATAAGAGGATTTGAATTAGATGTAGTACCGGGAGGAAGAAGATAATGGGAGCTACTTATACTAGACAAAGTTCATCTACTATTGTAGACGGTGCTACTATCGAAGCATCACATTTTAACGATGAGTTCGATCAATTAGTAACAGCGTTTGCAGCCGATACAGGACATACCCATGATGGTACTAGTGCTGAAGGTGGTGATGTAACCAAGCTTTTAGGAACAGCTATTACTATTGGTGATGGTACTGCTGGTACAGATATTGCAGTTACTTTTGATGGAGAAACCAATGATGGTGTTCTGACTTGGATGGAGGATGAAGACTATTTTAAATTTTCCGATGATATTTTAGTTAATAGTACAGAAAAATTAATGTTTCAGGATACGGGAACTTATATCTATTCTAATGCTGATGGTGATTTAGATTTAGTTTCCGATGGTACAGCAATCGACTCTATTAATATAGAATCGGCGGGGGGTATCACTTTAGATGCAGGTTCTACAACTCATGGTATTACCTATGAGGACGATGGAACTCCAATGCTACAAATTACGAACAGTTCATCTGATGTAGTAATCAAGCCTTTAGTTGATTCAAAAGATATTATATTCCAACAGTACGATGGTACAGAGGTAGCAAGAATTGAAGATAATGCTACTTTTAATGTATCTTCAGCGGGTAAATTTGCTTATGCAGGTACGGCAGTTACGACAACTGCAGCGGAATTGAACTTAATTGATGGCGATACTGCTAGAGGCACTACTTCTGTAGCAAGTGGAGATGGTATTCTTATAAATGATGGCGGTACGATGCGAATGACTAATGTTGATACTGTATCAACTTATTTCGCAAGCCATAGTGTAGGTGGGAGTAATATCGTTACAACTGGAGCATTAGACTCTGGTTCTATAACTTCTGGTTTCGGTGCTATTGACAATGGTACTTCAGGTATTCGTACAAATACATTCACAGCGGAAACATCTATCGTTCCTAGTGCTGCAGATGGTGCAACATTAGGTTCAGCTTCACTAGAGTGGAGTGATCTGTATCTTGCAGATGACGGTATTATTTATTTTGGTGATGATCAGGATGTAACAGTTACTCACGATCCTGATGACGGTTTAATTTTAAAGAGTATAGCTACGGGTGATGATAATCCATTTCTTTTAACTATACAGACAGGCGAAACAGATATCGCTGCAAATGATGTATTAGGTGCTATTAATTTCCAGGCTCCAGATGAGGCTCAAGGTACGGATGCTATTCTTGTAGCAGCGGGTATCGAGGCTGTTTCTGAAGGAGATTTTAGTTCTAGCAACAATGCTACTAAACTTAGTTTTAAAACGGCTGCAAGCGAGGCCGCTGCTGAAAAAGCTTCTTTAAGTTCAACGGGTGTATTTACAGCTACTTCTTTTGCGGGGTCAGGATCAGGCTTAACTGCTGGAACAACTCCTTTAACCACATTGGATATTGACGGTGGTACTGATATTGGGGAGGCTATCGTAGATGCGGATCTATTCATAATAGACAACGGTGCGGGGGGTACAAATAGAAAAACAGCAGCATCTAGACTTAAAACATATATTGGAGCACCGGATCTTACAAGTATTGGCTCAAATATTGTCCCAGATGGAAGTGGTACTAGGGATATAGGTACAAGTAGTGCAGAATGGAATGATATATATCTTGCTGATAGTAGTGTAATTTATTTTGGTAATGATCAGGATGTAACAGTTACTCACGATCCTGATGATGGTTTATTTCTAAAATCTACAGCTACTGCTGATAATAATCCCTTCCTATTAACATTACAGACTGGTGAAACCGACATTGCTGCTGATGATGTTCTTGGTGCCATTAATTTTCAAGCACCTGATGAGGGGACAGGAACAGATGCTATATTAGTAGCTGCTGGTATTGAAGCTGTATCTGAAGGAGACTTTAGTTCAAGTAATAATGCAACTAAACTAAGTTTTAAAACGGCTGCTAGTGAAGCTGCCGCTGAAAAAATGCTTATAGATTCAGCGGGTAATGTTGGAATTGGGGAAACTAGCCCAAGTTCATATTATGGTGATACAAAACTGGTAATTTCTAGTACGGGTTCGGCGGAAAATCCAACTATCACACTTCGTAGTGCAAGCGATGGCTACGGCACTATCGCATTCGCCGATGCAAGTTCGGGAAATGCTAGATTTGATGGACATATTCAATACGATCAGACTAATCAACGTATGACTTTTGCAGTTGCACAATCGTCCGAAGTGCGACTCACAGATGCGGCTATGTTTCCAGCGAGTGATGATGGAACGGCACTGGGAACGGCTTCAAATCAGTGGTCGGATTTGTATCTTGCGGATGGTGGCGTAGTGAATTTGGGTGACGCAGGAACCGTTGACATGTCCACTCCCTTGCTTGCGGGAACAGACCATACTTATACAGGAATAACAGCCCAAATGTTGGCTGGTGGGGCGATAGCGGCGTTTGATTTAGTTTGTGTCCATACAACAACTTCAGAAGTAGTTGAAGCAGATGCAAGTACATATGCCACTGCTAGAGTTATAGGAATTGCACCCGCTGCAATTTCTGATACGGCAACGGGTACAATACTGCTTCATGGATTTATTCGTGATGATACTTGGAACTGGACGACAGGATCTACTTTGTATTTGTCAGAGACCGCAGGGGCTATGACCCATACTGCACCGTCCACTGATGGCGCATTTGTACAGGTCGTCGGTGTCGCACTCAGCCCTGACGTTGTTTATATTAATCCAAGCATGGATGTGATAGAGCGGGCATAATGGCCAATCAAATTGAAAAGCTCAACACCATCGAACCAACTAACATCGAAAAGGTTAATACCTTAACTGATGCTCAGATAGAGAAAATAAATACGTTGGAGTTCGCTGGTCTTCCAACTTATATGACCGCAACAGGTGGGACTATCACCACTGATGGTGATTATAAAGTCCACACATTTAATTCCTCTGGAACCTTTACACCCACCGCAGCCGAACCCTCAAACATGGTCGTTGAATATCTCATTATTGCTGGCGGTGGTGGAGGCGGTGGGTTTACTCAAGCAGGTGCTGGTGGCGCTGGCGGCTATCGGACGGCAAGTGGTATGTCGGTCACGGCGACTGGATTGACTGTTACTGTTGGAGGCGGTGGCTCCGGGGCAACAACTTCAGGGTCTGTAGGATCGCAGGGGTCGAACAGTGTATTCAATAGTATTACATCGACAGGCGGGGGCGGCGGAGCCTCACATGCTGCGTCGTCAACTACTGGCGGATCTGGTGGCTCTGGTGGCGGTTCTGGCCCCTATACGGGGGGTACTGGTGGTTCTGCATCGCCAGCGGGACAGGGCAATGCTGGCGGCGGTACTGCTGGATACTCAGCCCCATATCGAGGAGGCGGCGGTGGTGGAGCAGGTTCTGCTGGCACTAACGGCGGAAGTAGTTCTGGCGCTGGCGGCTCAGGATCAGCTTCATCGATTACGGGTTCGAGCGTGACTCGTGGCGGTGGCGGCGGTGGCGGCGGTAACCCCAGCTACCCAGCTTTTTCAAATGGTGGCTCTGGTGGTGGCGGCAGCGGCAGCAACAGCGGAAACGGGACTGCAGGCACGGCTAATACAGGCGGTGGCGGCGGAGGCGGCGGCGGCAGTTCTTCGCCTCCGTCAACTGGCGGCACTGGTGGTTCTGGTGTTGTTATCATCAGATATCAATTTCAGTAGAGGTTAAAGTGGCACATTTTGCAGAACTTGACGAAAATAATATCGTACTCCGAGTGATAGTCGTTGCTGACGAGCATGAAGCTGACGGTGAAAACTGGTGCCGAAACTTCACTGGGGGAGGTATCTGGAAACAGACTTCATATAATAATAACATTCGGTACAACTATGCTGGAATAGGTTATACTTATGACGCCGATGCCGACGCATTCTACGCTCCGCAGCCTTACCCATCTTGGTCGCTCGACGATGCATACATTTGGCAACCACCAACACCAAGGCCCACGGATAGTCCAGATTATTTGTGGGACGAGGCTAACCTAAAATGGTTGGCGATGGATGTTTAATACAAATGAATGGTTTTATTTCACAGAAGGTCTAGACAAAAAAACCTGTAATAAAATAAAAAATGTGGCGAGGGGTGATTGGGTACAATCAGCAGTAGATACTAAAAAGGGTATTACAGAAGAAGAACGAATAACTGGAAGAAAACAAATTCAACGCATAGATGCAAATTTAAGAAGAAGTGACGTTGCGTGGACAACTGATCAATGGATATATGATACGGTTTGGCCGTGGATGGAGGGGGCAAATAAACGGGCTGGTTGGAAATATGATATTACAGGTGCAGAGGGTATGCAAATAACCCGCTATAAAAAGGGCGGGTTCTATTGCTTTCATAAAGACGGTAGGGGGGATCATTTATCTGCATATGACATGCCAGACAAAAAATTTATGCACGGTAATGTTAGAAAATTATCAATGACTGTTCTTTTGAATGATAATTATGAGGGAGGAGAGTTTCAGTTTGCTACTTATAATAAAGAAAAATGTGAAATTAGTGTACCAGAATTTAATAAAATAGGATCAATTGTTGTGTTCCCTTCTGATATGGAACATAGAGTTACACCTGTAACAAAGGGAATTAGACATTCATTGGTAGTATGGTTTGTAGGGCCTCCTTTTAAGTAGAATATATCTGTGTTATGGATTCTTTGAGAAATCGCCTTAACGGTCATTAAGCATTGGTTGGTAAATGTTGCAAAAATTAATATTTAAACTTGGGAAGAGGTGTAAATGCCTTTAGAAAAACTTATTTTTTATCCAGGGGTAATCAGATGGTGTTTACAGTAATGAAGATATCAGAACTTGGATGGCTGATAATGGATATAAACCATTATAAAAAATAAAAATATAAATAGGGAATATAACTGATGGCTATAAATTTTAGACCTGATCGGAATTATCAATCGGGGGGCGGTGTTCAAAAACATCAAACTCAGGCTGGAGATCGTTTTATATTTAATAATCAAACGTATCTGAACGAGGCTGACGCACAAGCTGCTTTTAATAGATTTCAGCAACAACAGCAACAACAGCAGCAACAGCAACAACAGCAGGAACAGCAACAACAGCAGGAAGAACCGCAACAACCTCAAATAACAACTCCCCCTGAAGCAGAGTTTAAGATCGAACAAGATCCACTTCCTGAATTGGGCGAGGGATTTCAGGCTGCATCCGGGCCGGAAGTAGGTACTATCGGGCAAGAACCTGCAACACCTCCTGACATTGCAGAGCAAAAATTTAGTACTGATTTTCTAACAGAAGCACACGGGCAATTTAAATTTTCTGAAGGTGCTCTAGGAAAAGAACAGGACGATATTACACAAGGTCTGGCTACTTTTGAGTTTGAACAGGGACAACTTCCCAAGTACGATTCTAAAACTAACATGTACACATATGGAGATAATACTTATACTCCAAATGAACTAAGAGAATTATTCAAGCTTCCTGAAGTTACTGATTCTTCAGAACCTGTGAAAACATCATATGGTATATTTCCTACACAACAGGCATTCGATGAATTTAAAGCTCATTTAGCGGATAAATTTCCTCATGGAATTGAAGAAGTACCCGAAAAACAATTGACTATTGAAGAACGTAATCGGCCTATTATAGATGTAATGACAGGTCTAGCAATGGGCCAGGGGGTATTGGATGAAGAAGGCAATCCTGTTTTAGACGAACAGGGCAATCCTGTAACACAACTACCCGTTGGCGGTACTTATATCCCAGAAAAAATGGAACTTCAACCGGGGGAGCTTGTAGAAGATCAATCTCTATCAGATTTACAATCAATTTCAGCTTCTCACGCTAAAGATCCTAGTAAAATATCACATGCTGAAAAACAAGAATTTGATACGGTAGTAGCGGCAAAAAGAAATGAAGTAGAAGATGCAAAGGCAGCTATTTTAGAAGATGGTGAAATATCCGATGAAGTAAGTATAGATTATGCTGATGTATTAGGAGTTGTAAGTGCTAATTCTATAGCAGAGGCACAAACTGAAGAACTAGACCCGAAAGCTACGGTTCAAGGGCAGCTAGAACAGTTGTACACTTCTATTACAGAAGGAGGCCCACTACCTCCCTGGGCTTCCGGTCCTGTACGGGCTGCTTCACAGATAATGCAACAGAGAGGTTTAGGTGCGAGTACGATGGCAGGAGCAGCATTTGTACAGGCTGTACAGGAAAGTGCTATTCCAATCGCTGCTGCAGATGCACAGAAATATGCCACTATTCAACTGCAAAATTTAAATAATAAACAACAGACCGCTTTACAAAATGCCGCTACCTATGCTGCGATGGACATGCGTAATGCAGATGCTAAAACAAAAGCAGCTATACAAAATTCTTTAAACTTCTTGCAGATAGATATGGCTAACCTATCTAATGAACAAGCTACCGAAGTTATTAATTTTAACGCTAATATGCAAGAAATGTTCACAGATCAGGCGGCTGAAAATGCTATTAATCAATTCAATGCAACCGGCCAAGCCCAGGTAGATCAATTTTTTGCACAGTTGGGAGTGCAGGTAGATACAAGAAATACAGAATTAGCTGTTGCTAATGAACAGTTTAATGTTGATCAGGTAAATGCGATGGATAAATTTAATAATCAGATACAAAACGATAGAGATAAATTTAATGCTAATCTATCTGCTCAAATAGCACAGTCTAATTCAACATGGCGGAGAAATATAAATACTGCAAATACAGCCGCACAGAATCAAGCTAATCAAATAAATGCCCAGGCTGTACTTGGTATGACCGAAATGGCACAAGCTAATCTGTGGCAAGCTTATCGAGATGATGCTCATTTTTTAATTCAAATTACCGAGAGTAATGCGGCTAGAGCACATCAAGCTGCTATCTTAGCACAACAGCAAAATTTTCAAGTTGAACAGTACAATCAAGCAGCGGAAGATGCTATGTTCGGACAGTTAGGAGCATTTGCAACTCAGATTGCTGTATCGTTAATTAACGATTAAGAAGGAGTTAAATTATGTGGCAAGCAGTAGCAGCAGCAGTAGCAGGGCAAGTTGTATCTGGTATGATGGATAAAGGGGAAAAAGGAGGAGGAGGGGGAGGACAACCATTTATACCGCCAGATCCCTATAAGAGATTAGCATCTGTAGAAGAGATGTCTCCAGATCCTATTCCCGGACCTAAGCATCATGTTGCAGGTGCTCCTGATAGCCCGGGGTATGCACAGGCAGTAAAGAATATGCTCGATAGACGCGATGAGGCTCTTGCCAAAGTAGGAGGACCAGAAGAATTAGCTAGACTACTTATTAAAGATCCTGAATTTAAAAACGTATACCAAGGCGAAACTAATTTTGTTTAAATAAGAAGGGCGAGTAATTTAAAATGAAACCTACTACATTAGAAGCACAGAACAGACAACAGCAAGGATTACCAAGTCCTTTTGCACGTTCTGTACCTGGGCAATCTTTAACAGATTCACCTGGGAAATATCCGTGGGAAAAACCCCCGCAGGAAGTATCTGTAGAACAAGCATTGTCTAAAATAATGGCAGCTATAAATCAGCCCGATAATATATATAATCTTATATCTATGATAGATGCGGGTATATCTGTAGAATCTATAGTTAGAACTGTTACATTCAACGGATTTGTAGAGGGAAAATGGTCGCCAGATGTTGCAGAATTGCTCAATCCTATTTTACTTCTAGAAGTTCTAGCTATAGCTAATAACGCTGGCGTAGACGAGATTCGTATATTAAACAGATATGAAGATAATAGGGTTAAACCTGAAAAAACTCTAGAAATTATGAAAGCCTTGAATCCTAGAAAATATGAACGCAAGAAAAATGAGGCTTTACAAGAATTAAAAACTTTAGAGGAGGTAGAAACATTACCCGTAGAAGAGGAAAGTTTTATGGCTATCTTAGAACCCGCCCAACCTAGAGAAGAGATACCTATGGATTATGACATGCCCGTTACTAGTTTTATGGATAGACCGCCCGAAGAACCGATGGAAGAAATGCCCCTTGAAAATCTAGAAGATACACTACCTCAAAATGAAGAGGAGTTAGTATAATGCCTAAATTACAAGCTTTTTTAACGGGAGCATTTTCTCAAGCTAATAGAATGTACGATGAAAAACGGGCGGCAGAAGCCCAGAAAAAACAACTTCTTGCAGCGGAAGAATCTCAGATTAGAATCGCCAAGGCAACTGCAAAACCTCCTGTTACTTTTAGAGGTAGAACAGGGCTAGAGGCACAACTTTTGTTTAATTCTGTTGATGCCGCAAATAAAGCAAGAATACAAAGGGATTACGGCACTGGAAATGAAAATATGGTAGATATAGGCATGGACAGAAGTGCGTACAGCTATCGAAATACCAATGTATTCGACCCAGATACACCACAGGGTGCTCTAGAGAGTTTAAATAATTTAAGTTATGGATTAGAATTTCAACAAAATCCTAATCAAGATTGGGGACCAGTAGTCGATCATGTAAAAACACTTTTAAGATCAGCAACACAGCCACTGCTTGTAGATGAACATAATAAAGATGGGGATATATTTTATTTCAGACCTGCCTTAGAGCAGTTTCCTGGGTTAAATAGATTAGCACAAGACAGACCAGATCTGAAAAT